CCAAGCATTACAATAACATTATGTTATTTTATTTTATTAAGCGTCTAACATATTTAACTCTCGCCGCTAGGGTGCGCATCTAGTTTCCTATATTTAAGATTCGTTTGCTACTATTTCAATGAACTATTTATACCGCAAAGATACATACTTTACACAATTATTTACAACTTTATTTACAAAGTTATTAACAATTTAGTTGTGAATAGTGTTTTTGCTAGATAAGCAACTTTAAGTGCTGTCTAGTATATAGGTATTAAAAAGAAAAGAAAGTGCTTAAAACGGCTGTACGGTGCTATACACTAAGCATTATTACTGCTACTATAATAAGTAAGTATATTGTATAGAGTTTCCAAGTGGGGTTATCTTCCATTATAAGGGCATTGGTTCTATTATGGGAAGCCTACCGTTATCAATTATTATTCCGACAGAAATGATAGGTTTTTTAGTAAAGTTTTTTGCATAGTTTGCAGCATAGCTATTTACATCAAAAGCCGCTCCTAATTGCATAGACCAAAGTAAGCTGTCTTTATTAGCGTGATAAATTATACTAGATTCAGTATGTATATGCCCTTGACATATTTTGGTGTTCCAATTTATAGCTCTATTGATAGCACCATTACGACCTGAACTTCCTGTGCCGTGCAAATACATTACTCCATCTTCAACAAATTTGTCTTTCCAAATCCAACCTGGAGTACCTAAAACGTCGTTAAAGTCTTTTAACCAAGCCTGTGACAATCCAGAAGAAACAAGTTTTCTAGAAATAATAGCGTCGTGATTGCCTATGCAAACTGTCGCTTGATTCCATTCTTCCCAAAAAGGTTTAATTTGTTCAATAGCTAACGCTAGTTCATCACCTGCACTTTTTCCGTCTGGGCATATTTCGTGAAAGCTGCTAAAACTATTATCCAGCAGGTCACCTGTGAAGTGAACGGAGTTGCAATTCCACTTACGATACATAGCTTTACAATGCTCAAAAAAACCAGGCTCAACGAAAGGAGCGTGAAGATCTGGTATAATCAATTTTCTCCTCTCGTTTTTTGCCCTACTTTCTTTAATAAGCTCTATCTCGTGTGGCTTTAGTCTATATCTATTATTTTTTGGACTTTCCAAAATCAGCAAAAGATTGTCCTAACAACATAGCTAGTAGTGAATACCAAATTTTTGATACAGCATCTTCATCTAGTCCTAATGAAGCAATTAATGGTATTACAATTGAACTGATCCCTAGCCATACTTTCTTAGAAGTTAATAGCTGAGTGATAATGTAATTTTTCATAGTTATTTATTTTTGATTATTAAATTAATATTCTTTGCGCCCAAGTTAATTATTTCTTTAAGCAATAATTCTAAAGCTAAAGTTGAATTGCTAACAAAGTCTTGTTGAGTTCCTAGTCCTACTAGGATACATCCTCTTGTGTCTTTAGCTGAATTACCCCTGTGAAACAATATATATGAACGGTCTTTTACGTCTTGTACTAATAAGTGCAAATAATCTCTAGTCGCACTTTCTCTTGGGTATCTTAGTCTGACTTTATATTGTCCTGTTGGAATACAAGATATACTTCTTTGATTATCTCTATAAGGCAGTTCTAAGGTGTCGCACATTTTTTCACCATTTAAAAATAATTCACCAATAGTAGAATTATCAGTAAAAGTTTCCCTTAAAATTAAAAGATTGATATTGGACTTAGAGATAATAGGTTTTGTAGATTTTACACCCCTTAACCTCTTTAACAAATTCTTTACGCATTTTAACTTCACTTTCTTGTGTTTTGTTATACTTAGGATTTGTGCTATTTAGTTTTCTTTTCTTCATTTACACCCTTTAAATTTATCACCATCACACCAACCTAGACAATAGATTTGTCCTGTTAGTTTGTATATAAGATTGCATATTAGTTTTTTCATTTCTTAAATTTAACGAATTTATAAATAGTGAAACATATTGCTAAAATTAAAGATACTAGCGTTAGTATCTCATTTACCTCACTTACTAAAGATAAGGAAATTGCCGAGCCATTAGCTATTCCTACTTGTAGCGTATCTTTTAGATCTGTCATTATTATTCAATTTTGGCTTACTTTCCAAGTAGGATTTTAGCTTAGTAATATTTATTTGTTTTGGTTTATAGTGCTTCTTCATTATTGGTTTCCTGCTGGTATAAAATCTCTTAATGTTAGTTTAGTTCCTTGGCTTGGTCGTTCTAGGTTCATTCCTGCATAGTAGTTTTCAGTTGAAGGACTAACTCCATCTGTATTAGTGCTGTATTCAGGAAAGCTACCAATATTATCTCTAATGTAGTCAATCATTCTTTCACGATAGTAACTTGCTGTGTTAAGCACTTCTTCCCTAAGATGTTGTGCTTCTTCTGTTGTTACAGGAGTTCCTGTTTCTGAAGAGTGCGTAAATACTCCACCATTTTCCACACGAAATCTCAGGTACGGAAGAGCGTGAAAAAGACTATATCCTGGCAACATATCTCCAATGTAATCATCTACTAAAGTCTTGTAAGCACCTGCTAAAGTTCCTGCAATAATTTCATCTTTTAGTTTTTGTGTTAAATCCGTTCCTAATGCTGTTTCAACATAGAGCTTTTGTGCTTCACGAACAAACGGAAGTAATATATCCACATCTACATTTAGATTAACTGCTGTACTGTCTTTTAACTTGCTTTCTGATATAAATAATACGTATGCCATTATGTTACATTTTTATATTTAGCAATTAACTCAGGGTTTACAAATCCGTGATTTGGCATATCGTGTGGAGCTACCGATACTTCTTTAGCATTTCTTGGCAACTTAACACCCCTACTTCTTGCTTCTGTTGATGAAATAATTTTATCAGAATTTTTAGGTCTATTACCTTCTTGCACTAGGATAATTCTGAACCATTTATGCTTACATAGTGCGCCACCTTTCCATTTCCAGATTGAATAAGTGTTAGCACCATATTTACCCCAGCCAGGATTTACCTGCTTTGAACCCATAGCAACAATATCCTCTTTTCGGTAAATCTTTTTAGCGTTAGTCATTTTTCTACAAAAACTCCTTTCACCTACTAAACTTCCTGTATATCTATACCGAACCCTGTAAATATCATCCTTGTATTTTTCTTGTTTACTTTTTTGGTCTTGCCCAGATTTTCTATTTGGATATGCAGAACCTGTTGATGCAAATTCGTAATAGTCAGAATTTAACTCTTTTTGAAAATCAAAATCTTCTAATTCATCTTCAGCGTCTTGTTCATCTAAAATTTCCCAACCCTCTGGAATATCTTCTCCAAATTCTTCTATGAATTTAGATAGTTCAGTTGCTTCAGAATGCCCTTCACAAGCCATATAAGCCGTTCTGCCTTCATATTCGTGTTTGTGATACCCACTACACCCTAAAGTCTTTGCGTGAGCTTCAGCTTCTTCTATGGTGCTAAAAACAGGTTGTCCATCAATCATTCCTAATTTGCTAAACTTAACTTCTTGTTCTACTGTTGCTTCATCACCTAACGGTTCAAGTCCAAGTTCTTCTCGGATTTCATCTTGTGTCATTACTTCCCTTAAAGTCTTAGAATCAAATTGTACTGTTATTGGTTTAAGCTGTACAAAGTTTACAGGCATATCCATATTGTTAATCTGAAATATCTTTCTAAGCTGTTTTACTATTTGGTCTTGGAATGGTTTAATTACGGTTTGAGTGTAAAAATTTGCGGCATTTATAAGTTCATCTGTGTTGCTTGAAAACCCATTAGTACTGTCTAAACCCATAAGAGTTTTAGATGTTACTCTATGACCTGAAAGAATATTTTGAACAAGAAGCTCTTGGAGTGCTAAATACTGCTTGTCAAGATCGCTGGTACTTATTGGATTAACCTCAGGGGTTCTTGTTTTGTCATCTGAGAAAGTAAGAACAAAAGAGCCGCTATTTGATTCTGAACAAAATTTATCAGTTAAACTTCTTTCTATCTGATTTCTTTCTTCCATTGTCGGAATTCCATTTGCAAAACTGATTAAAAAAGAACCAGCAAAACCGTTAGATATATTATTAAGATGAAATTCTGAAACCTTAGAATCAATCAATGCCCAATTATTACAACTTACATAGTCAGGTGTGTAATAAGCATTCATATTAGGAGAATAAAGACCTGAATACATTATTTGATTTGCAGATGTTCTGTCATTAGCATTAAAAGCAGGTACATAATACGGTTTGTTTTGTCTTATGTTTGACCAATCTGAACTAATAAAATATCCAGGAGTTCTACCCATTTCATCAGGTTTAGCGCACCTTAGTTTTTCCACTCCAACGTGATAGATTTCTGCAATTTGAGTTCTATCCTTTGACCATACAATATTCAAAGCAAATCCACCTTGAAGTTTAAAGTCAAAAGCTAGTTTCTTAATTACTTCGTGCAAACTTTCATTCCCATTTGCTCTATTCATAAAGTTTTTCAGCTTAACAGTTGCTTCCAAATCTCTATCATCTTCATTTTCAATAATTAGAGCTTCACCTGCTATCATCTCAGAAGTAGCGTTTATAATCGCACTACTAATAGAACTTGAATAATATAAATCAATTAAAAACTGTGGATATAAATTTCTCCAATTATCTGTTCCATATTCTATCCAATTTCTTCCTGGTGATTCTTGAACTATTGGAGCAGTTGAAGTTTCTAAATTAATGTTAATGATATTGTCTTTCATAATTTTGTTTTTATATACCTGCTAGTCTATTGTTGACATTAGCTGTTAAAGTGTCGCTGTATGAACTGTATATTTGTATTTCTTCAATATCTCCATCATAAGCATTCAAGTCTGTTTTTCTTACACCAATACAATCTATGTCCACCGTTCCTGCCCTAGTTTCTGTGTCAGTTTGTTTAACACCGTCTTTCCATAAAGTCACAAGATTTGAACCATCTCTTGTAAATACTATATAGCAATCCCCAAATGTACCACTATCTAAATCAAAATCAGCAACAGACCCATCAGTTTTAATTCTTATTCTATCGTTAGCTGTAATTTTAATAAATTCGTTGGATGTTGTGTTATCAGCTATAACTACATTGTTGAATGATGTTGGTGTCATCTTAATTCCTATGGTAAATGCTCCTGATAGACTAATTTGCCCTGATGTTTGTAGATTTTGACTTGCACCTGCATTAAAGGTTAAAGTTCCAGACGAATAAGCAGGTTGTTCACTAGCAGTTGCCTGTACCATATCACGACTATTAGTAGAGCTATCCGCCCATTGGCTAACATCAGAACCATTTAAAGTGATCCCAACAGCGTTTTGATACCACGCTTCTAAACTAGATTCATCATCAGGTGACCAAACCCCTTGCGGTCTTAGTGATGATAAACTTAAATCTAATCCTAACTTTAACATATCTTATGTAGTTGCTCCTTCAGAATAACCTACTCCAACACCACTCGTGAGCTGAACCTGTGTCACGTTCATAAATAGTGTCGTTCCAGCAGGTAATGTAGTTTGCAAAGCTGCTTCTCCTGTTGCATCTGCAACTGTAATTGAATCTACCACACTTTCAACAGGAAAATAGACACAATACCAATCTTTTCCTGTTTGATTAGCTGTTGTGAATATTTCTGTGCCACCGTTTTTACCTAGTTGTTCTGTTAATAATTGTTGTACATTTTCTATTGCCATTTTTTTTATTTTTTATTGTCCGTAGTATATATAATTAGTTCCACTTGGCTCTTGCCTTTGAGTGTATTGAACTTGTGCTGTTCCTGCTTTGTCTGCTACATACATCTTGCCCTTAGTTACCAAACCCTGTACTATTCCCTTATCATTACTAGGTGGTGTTAAGACTTGCGTTTCTGTTGCTGGTGCAGTTTCTTCACCTAAAGCAACTGTGCCTACCCAACTTACTTCGTAGCATTCATACTTATAAAACCCTGAAGGTATTAGCTTTGTTTTGCCTGTATAGACATCAGGGGTTGCATTATAAATAAATCTAATTTCAGTATATCTATCATTAATGGTTTCTGTTACTCCATAAGCATATTGAACTGACTTATCCATATCATTAGTGAACTTCATTAAGTGCCTAATTTGGGTTTTAGCAACAGCAGTATTTATTCTATTGTCCTCAGTTTGTATATAAACATTAAATCCTGTTTCTGTTGTAGCTTGTATCATATATTAATATAATAGAAAAGTCAAGTATTTATTTGCCTTATAAAAGAAAAGAGGGCATAAAGCCCTCTAATCAAGAATATATGAAAACTAAAATAAGATTAAGATTTTACAATCGCATTTATACTAAATGCAGTATTGTCAAATGGGAATGAAGAATAAGGTGCTACGATGGCAGCAGGAGTTTCCTCCATTCCATCAAAGGTCAGGCTGTAACCTGCTCTATCCCCCCAAGCCGTTCCGCTATCTTCTGTACCGCTATTCAAGTACATACCGTTTCTTGCACCTAGACAAACGACAACATCTTTTAAGCCTGAGCCTAAGTCTAATTGTTGATATAATTGTGCAAATACTACAACTTTAGTTCTTCCTAAAAGTTTAATTTGATTCTGATCTTCTTTTGTAAATTGGTTAAGGACTAATGTAAGCTGTGGAGCATACATAATAGTTCCTGTGTCACGAGTTCCTGTAATTGTTTCGGTAAGTGATGAAGTTCCAATAGGTGTAGCGTATCTGTATAAATCTTTTCCACTTTCCATATTTATATCTGTTACCTCCCCATTGTCAACAATTATTCCTGTACCAAAAACTTCATTAGTGTTGGCATCTTTTTGAAATTCATCATAAACTCCAAAATAAACATACTTAATTCCACCCTGTACTCTGTCACAGGTTAGTCCTCTACCTTTTGTTAATGCTGTGCAGCTCATATTTTTATATTTTTTAAGGTTAAAGGAGCAAGGGTTTTTACACCCCTGCTTCTATTAATTAAGTTTATTAGTGTTGCATTCTTAAGACATCAGCTCCAATTCCTTGCTTAACACCCCCTGAATATCTAGCCACTAAACGCATATTGTCTGAACCGTCTAAGTTAGCCATATCCATTAAGTTTATTCTTGTTTGATCACTAAGGAGGTCAGTTCCAAAGAAAAGATTTGATTTCTCAGCAATAACAAGTCCGTTATCTCTCATACCAGGACAAACTGCAATCTTGTAACCTTCAAAAACAGGCTCATAGTCACCATTCATATTGTAAGCATTAATGTATCCTAATGTAGATACTGCCGAAACATATAAAGAATAAGTTTTAGGTGACATATAAATATGTAAATCTTCTTTTCTTAATATATTTGGAATATTAGCTGCTAAGTCAGTAGTTGCAGTTTGTAAGTTAGCAATAATGTTATTTGCATCAAAAGCTGCTGAAGCAGTTGATTGAATAACTGTTGCATCTTGTGCAGGTAATAAAAGTCCTGTTGTAGCTGTCATAAATCCTTCAAATTCACCTGTTGTAGCTGCTGCACCATCCCAAATTGAATTTTCAACTCCATTTGCTATAATTTCCCCCATATAAGAGATAACATAATCTTCAAAAGATGCTGGAGGTGGTGCACCTGCTCCTGCTCTCATTTGTAGGGCTTCCCATGAATCTAATAAGGTTTTCTTACATAAATCCATATTGATTTGTAGGTTCTTTGGTTCTAAAACAGCTTCTGTTAAAGCTAATGTTCCTTGTGGATCAAAATCGCATGATGCGTCCTTGATTACTCCTGAACCTGCCATTTTCTGAATATTGGAACGATACTTAATATTTTCTATCATTGTTAAGTACTCCAAACTTTTCGCTTCTTTTAAAGCTGCCGAGATATAAAATCCTGCTGCCTTACCTTCAAAGTTACTTGTGGTTGTGAATGTTGTTGCCATAATTTATTTATTTATTTAAGTTATATAAAAATTTCTCTTGCTTAGATAGTTTGCTGTATTCTTTTTTGCTTAATTCAGGTTTTTCTGAGCTAAATTTATTTGTATTGATCGGACTGTCAGCAGGTGATTCTGCTAATTCCGTTTTAAGTTTTTCGTTTTCAGCTTTTAGTTTTTCAATTTCATCTTCTGCTGAAAATTCTTTTACTTCAGTTGTCTTTATAGTCTTAGGGTTTGTAGAAGGCTCTGTCGCTTCTTCTGTCATTTCAACTTCTTCAGAATCACCTTCTCCCATTCTTGCTTTAAGGTCAGCAACAGCATCCATTAAATTATCCACTTTGTCTTTCATTTCTTCATAAGACTTAGCCCAATCAGCTTTTTCAGCGTCAGATTCAGGGAACTTAAATTCTACTTTTTCGCTTAATTCTGTTTCTTCTGACATTTCTTCTTTGTCCTCATAATCTGCTTCAATTTCTTCTTCTGTTTCAGACTCCATAACTTCAGCAACTACACCTTCTTCTTCAACTCTAAAGCTAACACCATCTTCTGTTTTGTACGTTCCGATTGGTAAAAGGATTGTAGTACCATCTTCGGTTAATACGCTAATATCAACACCTGATTCTAATTCTTCAGCAGTTGAAACGTAAATAGTTCCATCTTCACCTTTTGATTGCCAAGCTAATTTCACTTCTTCCTCAGCTTTGTTTAAACCGAGTGCTACTAATATTTGTTCTTTAATGTCCATAGGTTCTTTTTTAATATAATAGAATAGTTAGTTACTTTATTTGATTTTCACGAATTATTTCGTTAAGCGCTGATAGTATTTCTTCATCAGTAGGTTGTCTTTCAGACATTTTTTCCATCTTGTCAGTAAAGTAACCTTCAATACTTAAGCCTTTAAGCTCTCCTGCTTTTACCTTTTCCCAAAGGTCATCATTATTTATTTTCATTTTTACAAACCACGTGCCATTAGGCAAATCGTAGCCGTACATTTTAGATTTATCCATATCACCTTCCTTAATCCAAGATTCAACCGTTAATACACCTGAAACTCTATCTTGATGCTCATAAGTTGCTTTGTGATGATTATTGTGTTTTAAGTATAATTCAGATGCTTTTCTTACTGTATCAGGACTAAAGTAAACATAGTATTCTTTATCAGTATTTGGGTCATATCTGAATATTTGTTTGTTTGGGATCAAGGCAGGACTAATCAACATCCTTTTCTCCTCATCTACTTTAGCAAAAGTAAGATTGTTTTTCTCTTTTCCAAAGAAAACAAAGTCCTGTTCTATTGCAGGTGCAGATACTAAACTAATAGCATCTATTGCAAGTTCTTGATTATCATCTTCTATTACTAATTCTACAATAGATGTGGTCTTTTCGTAATAGTCTTTATTAGCGGCTTCGCATTCAGCTTTTGAATCATATTCACAGCTTCCTGTTTTACCCCATTTGTATTTTCCGTTTTCGCATTCTTCGCAAGGCATATTTATATAATAGATTTAGTTAATACTTATTTGATTTTTAAATTGTAGCCCTACGTCTTATGTTGGCTAATTGGTCTTGGCTATTTGTCATCTCATCAGTTACAACAAACGCTCTTAAAGGATCAGGTGCCACTCCACCTGTTAAGTCAAAAGCTCCTGACATCATTTGTGGTGCTGGAGTTGCTACGGTTGTAGTTGGTGGTGGAGAACCACCATCAGGAGTACTTCCACTCATCATTTTGGCAATTTGTGCTAAAGAAAATGCACCTGCGAATCCTGCTTGTATATAAGGGTAAGCACCACCTGTCGCTGTTGTCAAAGGGATATTTGCTGCTGCTGAAGTAAAGGCATTTTGAACCCCCTGAACCCCTGATAGCGTTGCTTGTGCTATTGCTGCTGACTTAGCTAAGGCTGTTCCCTCTCCTGCTACCACTTGTATCAACCTAAGACCATTGTGTGCAGTTTCATATTTAAAATCCTCTAGGTCTTTTGCTAGTTGCTTTCTTTCTTCTATATTATTAATGTAATTATCTAAAACCGCATTGTCTGCTTCAATTATACCATCAGCAGATTCTTGTGCAAGTTCTGGCATTTTAGTCATTATTACTTCTTCTTCTTTTCTTTTAGCTAAAATCTCTGCTTTTATAGCGTTGATTTTGTTGTTAAGCTCTATCTGTTTTGTTGTAGATTCACCAACTATGTTAGCTAGGTTCATTTCTAATTCAGCTTCCCTGTCCAAATCTTCTGCTGTGTTTTCTCCATCAACAGCTCTAATTTCCATCCCTCTTTGTTGTAACCTTAACGCTTCTTCTTCTAGTTCAATTCTTCTGTTTAGCAAGTCATTTTCTATTTTAAAGGCATCTTCTGCTGCTTTAAGTCTGACACCTTCCGACTTTGTCACATCTTCCGCAACAAGTTTTAATTGTTCAATTTCAGACCTACGTTGTGCAGTTTCTACATTTAAATCTCTTTGCTTGTCTGCTAAGTCTTGGGTTTGTTTTGTTAAAGCTGCTGTTAAGGCAGTATCAGCTATGATTTCGGTTTTAATACCTTTGAACGAATTTTGCACGTCTTTTATAGCTCCCTTAACATCACCGCTAAATAGCTTAATAAGACCACCACCAAATAAAGCAATTCTATCTAATATAACATTAAAAGCAGCACCAATTCCAGACAAAGCAACTTCAAATTGTTCAGAAGCTTTTTTTGTTCTTGTTATTGATGTCACTACACTGGTTATTGCTATGACAAATAAACCAATACCTGTTGAAGCAATACCTGCCCTTATACTTCTGAACATAAATTTAGCTCCAGCAGCCGCCGAATTAAAACCTGCTTTTATTCCATTTAAAGAAAGACCAAGTATTTGCATTTCTGCAACAACCTCTTTCCCTTCTTCGTTTACATCTTCTAACTTCTCTTTTGTTTCACGAAGCTCGTTATTGTATTTTTGTTGGTCTTTTGTAACCTGCTTAATGTTTGATTTTACTTCTAATTCTAATACTTCTTTTGCCATAATTCTATTTTTATATTCTCATTTCATAAAGGTTAAGGGTACAACTCCAACTTATATTTACATTAGTTGCGCCTGTAACACTAAACTCCATATCACTACTATCAAAGTCTATTAATCCTGTCCAGCCTGATACTGTTCCTACTTGTACTATTGCAGCACTTGATTCATTAGCTGTTGTTTCATAAATAATACCGCTAATTGTTAAGAATATCCTATCACCAACACTACCTGCTGCCGACCCTCCTGTTCTAGCCCCTATTAATGCTGCTTCGTAGCCTATATACTTTTTGTCTAAATCACCACCCATTGATATTGCTGTTACATTAGGATTTCCATTAACAAATAAAGCAGTTGAAGTATTGTTTGTTGTTGTTCCTGTTAAAGTGATTACAGAACTTTGAGCATACCCCTTACCTGCTCCATTAAAACCACCCCCACCAATAACTATTTGCCCTGCATTTCTTGCTTTTCCATAATTACCTAAAACACAAGCATTGTTTACTCCGTTAGCAATTTCGTTGCTATTCCCTACAATTATATTGTTACGAGAAAGTCCTTTAACAACATTCCTTTCTCCCATTATGTAAGTATTGTTAGTTCCTCTTTCCACTGTATTATTAGAACCCTGAATGTTGTTGTTTTCATCTTTTATGCTTTCTCCTAACCTAGGTGTAAAGGTAAATGCTTCACACATTCCTGTGTCTTGATTGTAAGTATATCCATACGCTTCACATTGAAGCTGATTAGGATAAAATTCATCTGTACCATCTCCTTGAGTAAAGACCACAACCCCTGATTCCTGGGTGTAAGCAGGTCTAACGTCAAATCCGTTTAAGTAAGTTGTTGCCATTATGTTAAAAGTATAAATTCAACAGTTGATAAATCATTTGGTTTGTAGTCAATCCTATTTACCCTAAATTCTCTATTTTTGATAAATACAACGTCATAGAAATTAAATTCGTTAATATCTCCTGCAGTTAGATTAACTTTAATTGTCATAGTTCTTGTGTTAGCGTCATAAAGCTCATTAAGATAGGGCAACCAATAAGTGTAAAATAAATTGTCAACAGGAGCAACCCCAATAGGTGGAATTAATTGACATTCTCCAAAATGAAAATCTCTAGTTCCTGTTACGAAAGCAGTTGTAATAACAGGCGGAATTTCTGTTAAATGAGAAAACTGCAAATATTCAGTTGAATTTTCTGAAGATAATCCATTTTGGGCAGGAATGTAATAACTGCTTGAGCTTAGTGTAACCTTTCCTGCGTTGTACATAATTCTTGGGCTGTTATCAAAGCCACTTGACGTTCCTTCATCAGCATCATAAGAATATATCGCAGGTACAATTAAATCAGGATATATAGCATCTAAGGGTTTTGGTACTGTGGCAGCAAAAGGCTCGGGAACAATTTCTTCCTCCCCTTCTAATATACTATTAATTCCACCTGCTGTTAAAGTAGCATCATATTTTTTACTTCCATATAAGTGTCCTTCTACTTTGTTTTTATAATTCATAAAAGCAAAATCGTCCTCATCTTCTACAAACTTGAAAATCATTTTTTTCTTTAAGTCAGTTAAAGGCTCTAGTTTTATTTGTGTGACATCTATCTTGTCTGTCCAATCTAGCTGTTTAGAATTGTTGTCAAAAAAATTAGGGTTTGATGCGCCTGAAAAAGTAACTACCTCATCACTACTTAAAAACACATCTTTGTATGGTTCTATTAAAATATTGTTGGGGTCTGATTTGTCAGGAAACGTAATTAAATTGAACATAGTTATAATTCCTTTTAAAAATTCCCATTGGTCTAAATCTCCTCTTAGATTTTGCAAATAGTCAAAATTAAAAAGACTGTCAGGTCTAACAAGAAAGTTTACAACAGCTCCTGCGGTAGGTAAGGTTGTTTGACGTTGTCTTATGTTTGCTGCAGAACCTGCTCTAAATACTGCTTTTAAAGTGTCACCAGGGCTTGTTAATGTTACATTTATAGTGCCTGTGTAAGTAAATATTGTACCTGAAGTTACCGTAACTTGTCCACTATTATCAATTGGTGTAGTATTATGCAGCCATTGACATTCTACCCACTCAGGCGAACCTTTAGTGTTTTCAATATCATAACTGTATTGAATTGTGTAACTTTCATTAGCTACTGTTGATGTAATAATATGAGAAGAATCATCGTAATTAGGCGGAGTTTGATGTCCAAATAAAGGAACATTTGATGATAAAATCATAGGAGTAAAACTTGTGGTAGCTATATTGTTACCTGTACCACCGCCAGGCCAACTGTGGAAATAATTTCCTGTAACTGAATATGTTTCTTCATCTATTGGAGAGAGAGTATCTCCCCAATTAAAATCCATAAATAAATTTTTAAAATCTGTCGTATCAAAAAACTCACTTGTAAATGTAAAAGGGGTTGGCTCAAATATCTTTTCAATTAGGTATTTTATTTTAATAAAAGGTCTAAATGCTTGTTCTAAAGAAGTTAATTCAGGCATACCTGCTGTGGCAAAAGTACCTGTCGCACCATCTGCAAAAAGCCATTGATGATTCCAATCTACAAAAGGGTATTTTAATACGTCTGTATATTTTTGTCCTGCTGTACCTGCAAAACTACCAGCAGGTAGATTGCTACTTAATTCAAGACCATTTGTATCCCAGCTTCCTTTAATTTTAGACTTATCATATTCGTGTTCTAATTCAGAAAAGTCTATCTCATTAAACTTTTTGTCTTTTAGATAGTCAGCTAAAGATATTACTTCAGAATAAAGATTAACATTGTAGCTAATTTCCCCTTCTTGGTCTTGTATGTCTATCATTCTTAAATAGCCCTCAAATAAAACGAATCCATCTTGTTTTAAGATACATTGTGTTCGTGCATAAGGATTAAAAGAAAAACCTGCATTATTTTCTACTGTTCTTGTAATCTCAAAAAGGTTTTCAAATATTAGATTATTTCTTTTTGTGCCAGGAAGTTTAAATGCTTTAGAGTATGACTTAACCTGTTCTGATGCATTTTTAAATTCATCAATACTTAAAGTTAAGGGCAAACTTTCTTCTTCATATAAGTCGCAAATCACTTGACCATCACCAAAAAGAGTAACAACAGGAGCAGCTGATTGCCCTGCTTCAGTTATTGATATGCTGCTTACATTAATATTCCCCCCTGTTCCTACTGAACCTGAAGCAGTACCATTTTTGCATATTAGGAAGAAAACCATTAGCTGATTTAAAGCAGTAAAATTAAAAGTTACTGAACCTGTAGGTGCATAAAAAAACTGCTGTGTAGTACCTTGTGGCTGAATATCAATCTGCATTATCCCTGAATTTAGCACGAATTGTGAAAAATTTACAGTAACAGTATATTGAGTTCCTATTGTAAGGTTTGTTAGTTTTTGATATATACCTGAAGAAGATGGGTAAGTTAAAGCATCAAAAGTTACATTACCACCTGATTCAGTAGGGTAATTTTGAAATGTAGATATAGATTGTCTGTATCTATACCAAGTATTAGGGGTGGATGGTGGAGCACTAACATAGGTTATGGTTAATGGAAATGCTGCATTTGTACTACTTGTTTGAAAAGTGCTTGTAGTATTAAGTGCTGTAAACTGTGATCCGTTTGTAAGCATTTGATTCGGATTGGAAGTTGTAGCATTAAATACTCCATCATAACTTTGTGGATATACTATTAGTTGTACACTCATTAGACGGTCTGTGTTCTTAGGGTTTTACTTTTTTCTACTTCAAATGTGTATTGTATCAAATAGTCATTTGCTTTTGTCTTTTTCACAAAGCTAGACGTTTGCATTCTAACAGGAGTTACATACTGATTTAAAGCGGCATAAGTGTCATCTGACTGAAACCCTTGTAACATATACACTTCAGGGCTATTCATTAATTCTTCAAACATTACATTGTAATTTGAAGTAACAAAATCTGTATTGATTGTGATTTTTTCAGTAGCGTTTCTTCTGAATGCTTTTTTACCACCTTTAGAGCTATTAACAGAGAATTTAGATTCATTCCAAGTTCCCCCTAATTGCTGATATGTAGAACCTGCTGTGGAAATGGTGCGTACTGATTTTTGAGTGAATGTATAATAATCCCAAGCACCCCATTGATTTAACCAACAAAGTCTTATACTTTCATATCCTTGCGTATTAGGACAGTTTAGGTATATAGTAAATGTTTCCATTCTTTGACCGTTTGAAGCATCTTCCATTTTTAATTCATAATGAGAAAGACCGCCTGTAACGGCTGTTGCGTAATTACTACTCCAATTCTCTAAATTACCAGGAAAAGCACCAACATACAATACTTGTTTAAATGATTTAGTTGACCAAGAGCTGTAACCACCATTAGCAGGATTCAATGTTAATGAATCCGTACCACCATAAGCAACCCCACTATGATTGTAGTATGTTATTTTTAAATGATTTGCATTCGTAAAGCTGCCTTGGCTATTAGTAGAAATAGCTAGAGTACCATAATCCCCTGAATTTGCATATTGGGTTGTAGGTGCATTGGTGATGTATCTGCTTGTTGAACTAACTATGTTAAAACCCCAACTCTTACCCCAATTACCAATACTTAAAGATAATTCGTCAGTATGCTTGACATATCCGTTAAAAATTTGATATATGCTTGTGTTTTGCGCTCCGCCTATGACGGTTTGCTGATAGGTGCTAGATGATATGTCATTGTCAAAATACTCAACTTTAAACTGAATCCCTAAATAACGTATTATGTTTTCGTTTCTAGAAAACTTGTCTATTATGTGAAGTGGGTGTGGAGTGTTAGCAGAAGTTCCTGAGCCTTTATATTTACTAAACAAAGCAGCTTGATGGTCTGCTTTTACATAATTTTCTACAACATTTTGCATATTAAATATACCGACACCAGCATTGTTAGGCGTGGTTTTAAAGTTGCCAATTATATCATCAGTTGCGCTTAAATTAACTTGCTGTTCTCCTATATGTACTTCTGCAACAAACTTAACTCTAAGGTGTAGAGGGTTTGCTATTTCGGTAGCATTAGAAATTACAAATATGAGGTCTTGCCCAACAGGAAAAGCTGTTCCGTATGGGATTTGTTCTACTGTAACATTAGTTGGTACTGACATATTATTTGTTTTTTGTAAATGTTGTTAAATATGTTGATATATCTTTTTTAAATTCTTTTAACAGGTTTTTTTGCAATTCTTCATATCTGATTCCTAATGGTCTTGAAAAGAAACTTGTACTTTTAATTCCTTTTATTTTAATACTTCTAGCAATCAAAAACGCTATGCTTTTTCTTGAAATAAACCTACCCTTTTCATCTCTTGGTGCTATACCCTTTTTAACTATCCACTTATCTAAAACTCTGCTAGGTGGTTGCTTGGTGGTATATTTATAAGGACTAGATTTTATTTTAGTTCCATCAGTATAAGATATTGGGTTTTTATTTCCTGACACCCCTTTATCTACAAAAGTACCATAGTCTGCCATATAAAACCTAACACTAAAACCATTAGGATCAGGGCTGACTTCTGTTCGAAGTGAACTTGCTAATTTTGTGCTGCCTTTTGTAGATTTTAATATACTCTTAGAATCTTTTAAGACATTATTAGCAAAGCTATTTAAGTACCTTTCTAGATTTTTAGTTTTCATTATACACTAGCTACAAATATTTCTACATCTACATTAGCAGATGCTCTTGGTCTTACCTGTATGCTTGTTATATCTTCTAGCGTAGGAAAAGCAGGAGTTGTCGTATCATCTTCACCTATTGCTGCTGTATCTGCTTGGCATAACAAATGAGAAGAACCTGCTGTCATTACGACTGTGTATAAAGTGTTCTCTGTTACTACTGCTAAGTCCATTACTCCATCTTCTGTATCAATATTAGTCACCCTAATATATTTACAGTTCTCTAAGTCTAAAGCACCTGCACTACCATACACATTACTATTAAATGTGGCTATTGTAGTTGTATTAGAGTGTGGACAAGTTACAATCCTTTCAAATGTATCTTCAATACCTGTTACTGTTAAATTGTTTGTTGAACCCCTTAGTGATCCGTTGATAGTTACGCTTTCGGATAAGGTTACTGTTAAGTCTGCCATAATTTTTTATTTTTTATCTATTTGTTTTAATTTATTTATTGCCCAATTTACACCGCTAGAACCACCCCAAGCATCCCACATTAATCCTCC